CGACCCCGCCGGCAAGGGTCTCTGTGTCGCATTTATGGTCTTTATTGCTTACCCTGTCCGCTTCCACAACCTGGAGCCGGAGATCATACACAGATCCGGGCCGCTTGCGCCTGGGCAGCAAGACAAACACGTCACCGTTTTCTTTCTCCTGGTTATAAACCATGCGGGTGATAGCGTGGCCGTTCAGGGTCCGGGCCAGGTCCACGTCCTTGGAATCCCAGAACAGGCGCCATTCTCTTTCGATCAGCCGCTCCAGTTTGGATGCGGCTTCCTCGTCTATACCCAGCACGTCCCTCTTGATCTGGGATTGAAAGCGCAGGCCTGTGCCGATGACGTTGGTGACTTTGGTTTTAATGGCACCGCCGGCCAGGGGGTTGTTCCGGCACAGATCCCGGGACCGCTCCCGGAGATCTGGAAGGTCGGTCAGTATGTCGGTGTCTGCGTCTCCGCCGCTGGTGGTCCATTGTGACAGGGACCGCTTTGATCGGCTGGCCCCATCGTATCCACCAAACAGCTCCATGGCGATACGGTCTTTCAGGCGGCGTTTCCCGGCGGTGGGGTTAAAAAAAGCCACAAACCGGTCAACAGGGTTGAGTTTGGTTGATCTGATTTTCTCTTTGACTTCGCGCAGGTTCATATCGGGGTTGCTCCCGTGATACGGATGCCGCCGCGATCCAGCTTTTGAACGAGCCTGGACCACTTTTCAACGTCAGCAGACAACGCGGACAGCTCGGCGCGCTTTAGGCTCCGGCTGCCGGTAGAGTACTCCTGGGATGTCAGCGCAGCTTGATACGCCACAATGGCAGCGTCAAGGAGCGATTGTGCTTGTGCAAGGGTGATTCCGGCCATAAATCCTCCTGGTTGTGTGATGATTATTATAACCCTGGTTTTTCTGAGAAATAGCCGATTCTGTGTTATTTGGGTGTTATTTGGGTGTTATTTGGGTGTTATTTGGGTGTTATTTTGTTTGACAAGGGGTTAAATCTGGTCGGGATTTGCCCGCTTCCGGGTATATGACTTAAAAAAATCTTCCAGATTGTCCTTGTGCGCTGTCCATTTGCCGCCCGTAATCAACACCGGCATGCCATTTTTAATCCATTTTGTAAGCATATAGTCAGAAGCGTCGTCCAGGTACGCACTGATTTTCTTTTTCCCTATCAACAATCCTGTCATGCAATCCCCCTGCTGATTATGCGCCTGCCTTTTTGTTGTGTTTTTTCTATCCTTCCAGCAAATAAATTCACCCCACCACCAGGCCATTCCGGCTCTGCTAACGCCAGGCATCCACACTCACAGTCGAACAGGTCGTTTCTGGCGCTAATCTGGATCCAGGCGTCATTCCCTTGTGCATCTGTCTGTTTTTCTTCCGCCAAGATGTGTTTTGCGTATTCCTCGCCAGTGTCTTTGTGCAGGTAGGCGGCATGGTAGGGCTCGCCGTCTATCGCCTGGTTCAGCCGATAAATGAATTTGTCTTTGAGCTTTTGGGTGTCCAGTCTGATCAGCTGCAGGCCACCAGGCAGTGTTTTGCCAGACGGCGTGCTGTCCATAGGCTTCATCACTTTGATAGTGTGCTGCATTTGGGTGTTGCTGCCTTTAGTTCCCCACACCCTGCAGCCCCGGCCGGTGCCATTTTTCCTGAGCCAGAAATATGTTTCCTCGGTCATTGACATATCATCCCATTTGCTGGTTCCGCCAGTGTCAACCGCCGCCCGTCCGATCCTGAAGGTCACGTCGCTTCCATCAACGGGGTACTGGCTTTCAAATAAGAGCGTTTCAACGTCTTCCCAGCTGACCAGGTACCCGTGATGGATGTTCCAGGAGCGATAATCAGAGGCAAACGCCCGCACTACAAACCAAAACCCATGCTTTTGTACATCAACATAGCAGACCAGGGCCACGGCTTCGGCAGGCACCAACTGGGGTGGCAGGTCGCACCTGGCTGATAGTATCTTCTCAACCGAGTCGGCAGACTGCCGGACCACCCGCTTGAAGGGCTCGGCCAGGGTGGAGTTGATGAAGCCTTGCAGGGACCTGACATGCTGCTCCCCAAAGAGCTTCCAAATTGGCACCCACTCAGACACCAACTTTTCCAGTTTTCCAGAATCAAATTGTGAGTAGATCCGGTTGACATGGTGTCCGGTCCGGCGCTCTTTTCCGGTCGGTTCTGTTCTCGGCACTTCCTTCCCAGACTGTACTGCCTTATTTTTCTGCCAAGTGTCCCACAGTTCCCCGCACTCCCCGCACATATACCTGGCCGTGTCCTGTATCTGGTCGAGTGTTGCCTTTCTGCCACCATCCCAAACCACGCCGCCGATCTGATGCAGTTCACCATCATCGCCCTTGTACATTCCATCCGGGAAACCATGACAGTATTCCGGACCCCACCGCAATGGTTGAAGCTGGCCACAATGCGGACACGGCACATGCCAGTCATAGATCACGTCGGACTGTTCCAGCAGGGTCATGATATTGCCCTCTGGTGTGGTCGGGGTGGACGTGAAGATGTGTTTATAATATCCATCCGGGTAAGAGGCGGTCCGCTCCCGTGCCAGGGAGATTGCTCCAGCCTCTTTGCTCTGTTTGCTATATCCAGGCTTGTCAACCTCATCACAGATCACAATGCGCTCTGGTTTGGTGGCCAGCTTCGCGACCGATGATGCCCATGCCAGGTCAACATGGGCGCCGTTGTGGGTGCTTATCTCTCCTTTATTGAAAGTTTTTTTGTCGTACAGGTAGGACAGGGCCGCCGAATCCTTGAACATCGGGGCAATCTTTTCTTCAGAGATGAAATAAGCGGTGTCCTCATCGGCCAAAACAATCATGATGGATGAAGGGTCCTGGTGGATATAATACCCGGTGACGTTCTCCACGATGGCGACGGTCTTGCCGGACTGGGCCGGACCGACCACCACCACCTGGTCAATGTCCGGCGAACAACACCGGTCCATGATCGGTCCCCAGAACGGCGTCATTCCCAGAGAATACAAGCCTGTAATTGCGGACAGTTTCCCCAGCTCCCGGTATTTGCAGGCCCATTGTGAAATGGTCAGGCGTTCAGGCGGTTTGGCCGCGGCCAACTCTTCTGGGTACCAGGCAAATTTCATTTCTTTTTTCGCCTTGGCTTTTTAACCGGCTTTTTCACAGGAATTTTCACCGCCGGCGTGAACTTCCCGGCCCGACTGAATTTGTCACACAGGCTCCATGCCTCGCTGTAAACAATCGACTGGATTTCCTTATCTGTCTTTCCAACCAAAAGCGGAGAAAGCCGCATCGACCAGCTCAATACCCCGCCAAAGATTTCAGACACACGCCAGGACCAGGCTTTTTTAAAGTCTTCAACCGGCATCACTTTTTCTTCGGCAAGATCAGCCTTTACGGTTTCGTTTCTAGCCTTTGCCTGCCAGTATTTTTCTTTAGCATCTACAACACCCTCATTATCATCTTCTGCCCGGTATATGTTGTCCGCCCACCAGCGAACCACTAAGTTTGCATCATATTGCCCGTGTTTATATTTCGGCATTCCCTTCTTAACCCAAAGCGACAATGTTTTTTTTGTAACGCCGAATATCTCGACGGCCTGCTGGGTTGTAATGATCATTCGCCTTTGCCTTTCTGTAAAAAAACTTGTTTTCGGACCAATTTTAAAGAAATATTTATTTGTTGATGCATCATGGAAAAATCAATATATGCGCAAAAACCTTGTCTATTGTGGTTTTCAAGATGTTTCACGGCGAATAGTTACCCTTAAAAGAAACATCAAAGGTGTGAAAAAAGCTTGCCTTGCCTAACCGTATGTTTTTAGTCTTTCCAAAGGACCCGTACATCTTACAAACCCTCTGGACATCGATAGTGGCCTTTTGTTTTTGCCAGAACTTTGTCTTCTCTTATTATTTTTACTTCATAATCCTCAATCTTTTTGGCCAGGCTTTTTATAACTCCAACGTGTCCATCTGGGTCTTCCATGAGTGATGCTATTCTATCAATTGCCTGCTTATAATCTCTCTCTGTCTCAATCATTTTTTACTCCTGTTTATCTCGATTTTATCAATACAATCTCGCACTGCCATAAAAACAGAAATCCCCCGGTAATTATTAATCCCATGCAACTTGTCGTATCTTGTAAACGCCATATATCGCATACACGTTTCACGCTCAGGGCAAAGCTCTGTGTCTCCCAGCGAATAAAAACCAACGCACCGCCAATCACTTTTTGAAAGTTTTTTCATTTCTCACTTTCCTACCCCGCTGGCTGATATTTCTCGATCAGCAAGTCAGCCCTTGGGTTTGCTTTGTCCACGCCACCATCCTCAAAAACAACACACTTGATGATATTTGTATTGTCATCAGGGATCACCCCGCACAAAACCAGACCGTCAGAAACAAACTTATCCAGAATCGAACCTATGTTCGCCAGGTCGGCCTTACGCCTTGACTCCCTGAAGATGCGGTATGTCAATTTCAACGGCGGATCTGGGGCTGTCTTGCCTTTGCATTTCACAGCGACTATTTCCTCAATGTACTTTTTGATCTTGTTGTTGACTTGATAGTGTG